CAGCTAACCTCAGGACAGCATCATAGCGACTTATAATATCGGAATCACTCCATTCAACTTCACTTACAGCTCCAACTCTTTTATATTTTTTCAGGAATTTTTCAAGAGTCTCCTCCTCGACAGAGGCATTGTCAAGACTCACTTCCTGTGTCAAAATAACTTGAGAAAAAGCAGGAAGATCAAACTCAAAGTCACTTACCTTTTGAGTTGTGAGATCAATGTTTGCCGGAGACAGTAACTGATCCTTGAAAAAATCTATTCTGATCTCTTTTGTTACTTCGTCCGGGATAAACTCACAGCCGAAATTTGTTCTTACAATATCCAACAGGTCCTGTACAGTAATATCCGGTACAAGCTGTGTATAATCCAGACGATCAATTACAACAGCATCTGCACAGTTGTTTAACTGACACAGAGTCTTAAAATCATCACTTTGCAGGAAATTATTTGCTAGGGTATATCCAAATGATCGGATCACGATATCCAGGATCCTGTGCATTTTCAAAAACGCTGTTATGCCATATCCAATCGGCACATCAGTATTTTTATCTCCTTCAGCTATCCTTCTTGCTTTTCGCCCGATCAGATAGGGTGTCCCATCTGCGTCTTTTAATTCAGTCTCATTGAGGATAAAATATGTGTCATTCCCATTGTTGCATGCAACCGGGAAAACCATAAAATCAAAGTTTGATGTTTCCTTCATCGATGCCTGGAGGTCTCCCATCAACGTTGCGCTGCTATAGGAATGTTCCGCCATGACATCCTTCAGTTTTTTATCTTTGATTGAGGTCCAAAATGCTCCCACATTCAGATAAAATGTTGTGGCAATGCCATCCTTGGTTGTCTTGTGTATGACCTGTTTTGCAAAAAGCCTTGTGACACCTTCTTCAATCAGGACGTTCAATGTTGTAACCGGCTTATTTTTTGATTCAATTTTATTGCTATAACCGATTATTTTCAGGTTGTTTGGAGTCAGGGGGAGAGTTACGGCAATGCTCTTTTCTCCCACTTTTGAAAAAAAGGGATTTTTGCGCTCGAGTTCGAGTACAAAACCTACCGGGAGATCGTATTGTCCATTGTCAGTTATAATTCTCATGATTTTGTGGCATATGAATCTGACAACTCCTGAAGAGCTATCTGTTTTTGTAACTCAGACAAAACGATAGGAGCCTTAACACCATTCTGTTTAAGGTATCTTAGTAGATCACGTATTTCGATCATTAAGTCTTCGTCAAAATTGTTTATGACATATGGATCATTTGAACGGGGAGCAGCTGCCGGTTGATTAACATATCCTCCGAACTGCATTCCTCTGGATCCGGACGAAGCTAATATAGCTTTTAGATTCAACTGGTCTATATAGCCACCCCGTTGCGCGGAATCAATGATGTCCAGTATTGGCCTTATGGTTGGGTTTGAGACGGCTTTCGAGTTTGCCACGAATTCCCCGCCATTTTCAGAGACCAGAAGGCTTGTTTCATTTATATAGCCTCTCTTCTTTCCTTTGTTCCTTGCCCAGAATCTCTTTTTATCCTGATCTCTGGTCACTTCCAGATATCCTCCCTCCTCTTTTCCGGTTACTATCCTTGTTTGTGAAGATGAAGAGGATCCGGCACTGTCCAGAGTCATTGCCTTAACCTTTCTTCTTTCGGCATTGGCTGACACTAATTGTGCAGCCCCAGTTGCTGCCATAAGAACTGCGGCAATTGTTCCAGCTACGGGCCCTAATTGTGCAACTGCCTGCATTATTGCAACGGCAGTATTTGCAATGATTTCTGATGCCTTTATGGCAAAATTTACATCAGCATATTTTTTTTCAATGTCAAGTTTTTTCTGAGCCTTTTCACGTTCTAGTCTTGTGACTTCATCTGCATTATCACCTGCTGCTGCAATTTTCTCATCGTAGGTCGCTTCCATTGATGAGATTTCTGCATCCTGTATTGCTTGAACAGCAGCTTTTGCCAGACCTTCATAATAGTCAAACCAAGCTTTATAATAGCCTACCTGATTATTAAAATTGGCCTGATCAAATTCGTCTTGAGTTATTTTTTTGGCATCAAGAAGATCCTGCAACCTCTTCTTTTCATTTTCAAAATCTTCCTGCCATGTAGTTAATCCTAACTGTTGTCGTTGGTTATATCTTTCCTGTTCCGCATCAAGAATAATTTTTGTCTTGGCCTTTTCATAGTATGTTGTCCATTCTAATGTACTCATGCCGTTTTTCTGAAGAAATTCCAGCTGTGCCTTGTAGACATCCTCAAGTATCTTTAGCTGGATCTTCATCTCCTCATCATATGTGAGCAGGCCAAACTGTCTCTTGAAATCTATAGCGGATTCCGCTATGGTCTGAAATACCGCCTTACGTTTGTTTGCTGCGTCGGTTTCGGCTGCCACAACCTTCTCGTTAGCATCTTCCACTGCTTTCAGCTTCAGGTCACCGGTCTTGATCTCAAGGGCATTTACATCATCCTGGTATCCCTTCATTATAGTCACACGACTGTCTGATGTTGTCTTGTCAAGCATCATAATCAGCATGTCGTATTGTTCCTGGGAGATCTTACGGTCTGCCAGTGCCTCCTGGAATGTCAATGCCTGTACGTTATATGAGGAATCAACGATTTTCAGCTGTCTGTCCAGACTCTCCCTGAGCAGGCTTATCTTCAGCTCATCTGATTTTTTCTGATTCTCCACCACTGACAACTCGTTCTCCGATATTTTTTTCACTATCTCGCTTCGCAGTTTCTCATCCTTTACTTTTGTGAGGTATTCCTTGAGTGCCTTTATCCTGTCCTGATATAATAACTGTTCTTCGGCTGCTATTGAGACATTGATTTCCGTTTCGGTTTTAGAGTCCTGTATTCCGGATTTCTTTATTACTGCAACCCTTTGATTGTAGTTGCTTTCAAGATCATTCAACTGTGCATCCAGGTTATCTTTCTGCCTTTTCAGTGCCTCCTTTGCCGCTTCTTTCTGATCGTTTTCCTCTTCTTTTATGAATGCCGTCCTTTTCTGATGTATGGCTCTTGTGTTCTCATACATTTGTGTCTGTGCGTTCGTCACTGCGGCCAGCAGATCTGCTATGCGTCTCTTCTCCTCTTCCGTCTGATCTGTTTTGCGTCCGGCTTCCAGCACTGCAATCCTGTACTTCTCTCTTGCCTGTTTTACATTCTCTTCCGTTATTGCCATCTCTCCAGACAGGGCTTTGTCCAAAAATTCCAGTCTCTCTTTTACGTTATACCTGTCTTTCTGCGCTGCTTTGTCCCTGTTTTTTGCAATCTCGTTCTCCAGCTTGGCCTTTTCACTTATCCAGTCCCTTTCTTTTTTATCCAGCTGCTGTTTTTCCTTTTCCAGTTGTATTGCCTCTCGCGCAGATTCGTTTATCTGTTTCATTTTTTCACCGATGAATGGGAGTTTCTCAAGCATTTTAGTAAAGCCGTTCAACGCGACTTCGGCAAGTTTTAAAAATCCTATTACTATCTTCTGGAGCAGACCCAACAACATGTTAAACCACTTGGCCAATGGAGCGAGCAGCTGGTTAAACTTTTCTGTCGCCTCTTCTGATGAGTTTATGGCTTTTTTAAATGCCATGAACACAAGCACTATTGCAGCTATCACCGCTCCAACCGGGTTTGCCACCAGTGCCATCATTGCCCTTCCCATCCCCACCAGGCTTTGTGACACCTGACCCACGGGTCCCGGTATGGCAGAAAGCTTTGACATCATCCCTTTTCCTGATTCTCCAAGTTCTGACATCCGTTTATCCACTTCCTTTATTTGTTTCTGAAATTTTTCATGCTCCGCCGGAGAGGTTGATTTTGCCGTGTTGTCGAATTGTTTTTGAAGTTCTTTTGCACGACCTTTCAGCTGGTTCATGGTCATGTCCTGAACTTCCAGCAATTTTATACCTTCCTTTACTAACTGTCTGTTCCTCTCTGTCTGTGCATTATTTTCTGCTATGACGGTATTGGTTTCAGCTATCTTCTTTTTTGTTGACTCATAAGCATTTGAAAGATTCTTATACTCTTCAGTATTGGTCTTGCTTGCTTTTTCCAGGTACAGCATCTGTCTCTCGGTCTCTCTCATCTCTTTGTTGAGCTTCTTGAGTTCTCCCTGAAGGGCCTTGTTTTCCTCAGCAAACTTGTCAATTGCTGCCGATGATTTCCCTATCTCCGCCTGCAGGCCGGATGCTTCCAGGCTAAGGATGAATTTTATTTCGTCATTTGATAAATTTTTCCCCATGTCAAATTGCTTTTTCGAGTTCTGCTCTTATCTGTTCTTTAATTTCTTTTGTAAGTCCAAACCGGAGGTCGCGCAGGGTCGGATGATACAGCACACCCCAGATCACCCGGTTGTAGAGGGCCAGCTTTCTTCTAACGCCCATCTTTGTAGTGCGGTCCCTTCTATTTTTTATATCCAGAAACCGCAGGTAACGCAAGTTGTTAAATTGCAGGAACGCCATATTGTCGTCTGCTATTACAACGTCAAAATCACGTCTGTATATACTTCTCCACAACTTGCCGGTAACAACCTTAAAGTTTTCCTTTATCACTCCGGCCTGTACTTTATTGATGCGCGCAGCATCTCGCTCCAGGACGTCGCGTACATATTTTGTCTTTATCGCTCCTTCAGATATCATAATTTCTCCTGTACAAGCCACTTGTACTCCAGTTTGTTGTTATTTTGTGTGATTACGTATTTATACTCTCTCTCCAGCAGTGCTATCGTTATTTTCTGGAATGAAATGTCCGTTTTTGGGCAAAACTTGCATATGGATCCAAACACTTCGAGCGTAGAAAACTGGTTTGTCGAATTCTCAAGACTGCTTGCCGGCAGGAACCTCTCACAAAAAGCACTCAGGAGCTCATCGGCCAGTTCATCCATTCTGATATCGTCCTCGGATTTTTCCTTTTTCTTCGGATTTTCTTCCGGATCCTCAGTTGAAGCTCTGAATCCTATCTTTTTTTTCTTGCTCATATCAGTTCAACTCCCTGTATTTGAAAAACCATACTAAATCCATAGCTGTTGTTAAGCTGTGCACTTGCAAACGGTGTTATATCTGTTGGAAACGTCAGTAGCCTCACAAATGGGTCATCCCTGTTTTCTCTCATGTCTTTTCGTATGTCAGCAAGGATCTGCAGGTAGCTATCCACCATCACTATCTCTTCCATTGCGTCGAAGGTGTTTGAGGAAAATGGCCTTGCCACTGTAACGGAGATATCAAACTCCTCCTTTTTGACATTCAGGCTGTTGGTTGTAGTTCTAATGTCACCATAGTCAACAAACAGATATACTCCTGATATAGATTGTATTCTCTTTTTCACTGCCTCGTCTGATACTCCGAACACATAATCCGTGAGCTGTGGAATCCGGTCTTTCACCGGGATGTTTTGCGCAAGGGTCTTCAGGTCATTGTACTCCTGAGTGGATGTTGACTTATTGAAGTTCTTCATCACACCCGCATGAAGTGGATATTGTGCAAAAAAGAGGAATGTTGTCTGCAATATGTTCATGTCAGATAAATTGATTGATTTGCTCAAGTGTAAGATTCAGTTTTTTGGCAATCTCCAGCTTGTCCATCTTTGCTTCTGAGAGTTGCGTTATGGAGTCCACAAGGTTTTTGTACATCAGTTCCAGGAAGTCAATGAGGTTCATTGCCGAGATCTCTTTTGGGTTTCCGTATCCTTTTTCTGTCATAGAGAATATGACCGCGTTCAATCCCAGCGAGATCTTTTCGGATTTCTTACCCTGACGGAACAGTACGCTGTATTTTGTCTCATTCGATATCCATTGCAGTATGCTTTCGAAGTTGAATAGGATTGCATATTTAATGATCGGGTTGAGCATCTTGAATTTCCCTGCATTATCCAGCACGGTTGTCTCTGAGTAGTTCTTACAATACAGTGATGCAACCAGCAAGTCTATGTATTCCGATGACTTGTCCTTAGCAAGCAAGGAGATGAATGTAAGCGCATTTATGTACTGTTCTGCGGTGATTGTTGTTTTCACGATATCACCTATCAGTTCGAACTTGTATCCCTCATACTTTTTCAGTCCCAGAAATACCTGAGGGATCATCTGCCTTGATATCGAGGCATCAATTTCCACTGATCTCTTGAATGTCCTTGCAACTACCGCTTCCGGCTCTCCGGGGATATTTTCCGGATTGATCTTTTTAAGCTTGTTCTGCATCTTGACGTCCAGGTTCTTGAATTTAGGATCGTCATATACGAACCTGAAGCAGAAATTCATTTTGTCAAGGTTTCTGAAAATCTCTTTTTCAAACCACTGATAATCCTTCTTCAGGATGCTTCGCGATCTTATGTTTGAGAGTTCTATAAACAGTCTCAGTTGGAATTCCCTGACATCGTACCTTTTTTCTTTAAACTCCATGAGCAGGCACAAGGTGGAAATGAACTGTAGGGGATCAAGGTCCTCCCATGAAGATGGGAACACCACATTATCCGATGAGGATAGGTATTTCTTCTCAAATTTTGTTATCATGACATAAAGTATATTTTATCGTCTTCACGATTTTGATTAACCACGCTTGTAATTACTCCCTTACTGACCGCCTTTGCCCTTTCAATGTCCAGATAGTATTTGTCTACATCTACCATCAGTGAGGAAGAGAGTTTTTCCCTCACCTGCACTGCCGATCCCCCTTTTGTGAATTCATGTGCCACATCGTTTCTTATTGATTTTGGCAACTCTGTAATGTCAAACAGCATTGCTGCCTGTGCCATCACGTGGTGGCACAGCGCTCTCTTGCACTTGTCTACCAGTTTGTCGTTATCTGTGATCCCTGACAGGATTCCAACCCGGGGTATGATTTGATCATCATTTATTTTCCTGATCAGGAACTGTATCTTTGAGAAAAAGTATGGTGAATTGTCGATCGCAAAGTAATAATTGAACTCCTTTGCATCTTTTATCGGTAGTTTTGACCTCTCTTTATACTGAGCTGAATCTTTCCAGTCTGCAAATTCGGTATTACTGTCAAGATAGCTCAGGAGGTCGTCCATGGCAGCCCAATACATTGTTATGTACTCATCTTTTATCTCTTCGTACTGATATTTATACAGCTTTTGATCACTGCTGTTTTTAGAAACAGCATCAAATATTTTGTATTTGTACATGGTATAAGAAGCAATAGCCGATTTCATGCGGTTGAGCAGATCCGCAGGAGTGTCCGGCTTTAAAATTTCGTCATATACGGCTTTTGTCACCACGTCAATTATTTTACTCCTTGTCAACAGGAATGACGGGTATATAGAGTCAAAGCCTAGTGCTGCATCAACGCCCGGGACATAGGACCTGAAGTCGTCTATGTTATCAAAAAAATCTATAGCTGCCATTATGATTGATTGTTTTTTAGTCGGTTACTTTCTGATATTTCCTGTTGTTTTTCTATTGCGGACCGGTAGAATCCAAGTCTTATCCCTTGGTTGTACGCCTCCGGGAAGTTTTGTTTAATTGCAAAATTTATATCCCGGCAGACAACATCCTCGGGAATGGTAAGACCATTCAGATAAATCATGTAGTTATATTGTGCATCAGATCCGCTTTTTGAAATTATACCATCCTTTGAGATGTTTGATATGGAGCTGTCCACTCCCTTTGCTGATGTGATCACCTCGTCTGCTCTCTTGTCATAGGTGGTTAAGGCTTCTATGTAGTCTTTCGACTTGTTTGGTATATCCTCGATTTTCCAGCGCTCTTCATGGCCATCTGAGTTCATAAAGCTGTATGAGGCATAAAGCTTGCCCTGGTTCTTACCTGCTCCGGATAGATAATTTGCCAATTTCCTCAGTTCCCGTGATGTGAATTCGGCTATAAGTCCATCATGATACTCTGTACCGATCTCCATTATGTCATTTTCCGAGAATTTTATTGTCAGAAGCTCCTGTTGTGCGGTCGCCCTATCTGCATTTGTTGTGCACATATCCTGAAGCATTGTTTTCTTAGAGTTGTACCATGCCATCGGGATTACTATATGAAGCCTTGCAGATATTGCGTTCTCTAGATAATTATTGATGTATTCAGGTGTCCTGTTAGAGCCTATCACCCATGCCTTGACTCCTCGGAAAAAAACGTTATAGGCATAGATCTCTTCACCATGGGTGGGGTTTTTAGAATAACTGATGGCAGAAGTATATTTGAATGGATTTGTGTAGTCGAACCGGTTGTATACCTTATATTCCTTACCTGCCTGCATCCAGTTTCCAACAATGACGTGTTTAAACTCGTTGTCTTCGAAGTCTGTCCTGTTAGCCGTTTCAACTGTTGTGGCAAGCCTGGTCCTTAAGGTGGATATACATTCAAGCCCTGCCACTCTTTTTATACCTATTCTTATCCCTTCTGCCAGGCGCCACTTAGAGAAGATACCCTCATCGTAGTAGAACGACCTTATACACTTGTTAAAATATGTTTTGTAATCATCTGCCATTCCATTCTCCAGCCATGAGTCCAGCCATTGCTGTATCTCATCATGTTCAACATACTCTTTCCACACGTCCTTGCCCTGGCGTTTGGTTATATACAGAGCTGGTCCTGTACCATAGAGCATCCGAATCTGTTTCTCTATCAGTTCAGGTAACAGGCGGTTAAGAGATATCATCTCTTTTTGCTCATTTGGTTCCAGGTTGTTCGCCCCGGCAGGATATACCTTGTATTTGTCTACCCTCACCAATGATATTATATTCCTGTTATTTGCAGCTGAATCAGAAAAGATCTGATTTGCTTCCTGTAAGGTTTCACCCAGCTGATAGGTGAATACATCAGGCCCTGCTTTAATATATCCAAGGCTGTTAAGTTTACATTTATTCTTCATTGCCAAACCATTTTACTTTCTTTAGTGTGTAGTTGTCACCTGGGAATCCTATGTATCGTATCAAATATTTATAGCACGCCTTAGGACCTTCGGCACATTCGAACAAGAAGTAGTTGTCACCATCAATATCCCATTTTTCATGGGGCATCTGTGACCTGCACCAGCATCCTGAAATGGTCCTCAATTTTGGAGATGCCTCTCTCTTCACCCTTGAGTACTTAAAGAATGCAATAGTAAAAGTCTCTCCTGCCCTGGTAATATCCGCCAGTGCTTTCAGAGCCTTATATCCACTTATCGTTTCCATATTCAAATATCTATACCGTTAAACCATCTTTAAAGGACATTGCAATGCATATGCAGATGATGTTTAATTTAACTCAAACCTAACAAGAGTGGCTATAAGCAACGGAAAGCAAAACACCCTGCTAACTTCCTCTCTGTCATATTTCCCGTCTTTTTTTGCACCTGCATGTCTTACCCTATAATCAGCGGGACTACCAGTTAAGTGTCGCGCCTTGTTTTTCTTTTTTCTCCCTTTTTGGCTAGACTCTTGTTTCTCAGTTTTTTGTTTCTTCTTTTTATGTCTATACCCCCTTGTTTTATATTTTTCACGCGGTCATATTGCCTGGTAGCTGCATATTATTTCCCGCTGGACCAGAACCCATCCATCTTTCAAATTTTCCCCAAAGCAAATAGAACATGCCGCTTGGTATTTGTGTCGATAGTCCGGCTTGAAGGTTTAATGGGAGTCGTGTTTCACTTGACTTATCCAACTCTATCGGGTTGGATCCTTTTTTTAGCGGAGAGGCAAAAATCGAAGAGACAAGGTTTGGGCATTCATTAGAGTCTATCATGATTTTTGGCACACCTCTTTCTCCTGTAGAGAAAAGCTTCAGCAATAGCTTATATAGTTCCCAATGGAATATCGTTCTTTGATTCAGGCTCATTAACCGGACCCTCCAGCCGTATTTTTCAAGTTCGAATTTCAATTCTTTCGCATCAGTTTCCTGTTGTCTCTTAAGCGGTTTGCGTTGATTTCCTGCCCGGTCGTAATACAGATCAATGTTTCTGTTCCTTCTGTTTGAGAAGAAGCTATTGAATTCCCGTGCAAGATCCGGAAGGTCTTTAGGAGAATACACGTAATGCTCTTTGATGATCCTGTATTCATTCACCTTTCTTTTTTCCTGTGCAACAACAAAAGAGGCAAATGATCCCGGGTCAAATCCGAGTTCAAGCTTGTCATCGGGATTGTAATGCTTCAGGTATTCTGAAGTAATTTTGAAGCTCTCTTTTAAATTGAATTTCATAACTGACTCATACTTATATGAGTCATCATATGTATGCATATTCTCATCGAAGTTTGCAACAAACATGTTATCCGTCTTCCTTTCGCGTATGGAACATATGGATGACAGAAACTCTGATGGTGTCAGGAGTTTTCTTTGTGTGGCAAAGTATTGCGGTCCAAGCACGTCCTTGTTTATGAATGCGCTTACTCTCATGTATAGGGTAGCTGCTTTGCGTGCACGGTTAATAATCGGCCGATACCGGTCGATCCGCTTCTGCATCGCCTCGACGTTTTTTCCCTGCTGGATACTATAGAGTGCTTCATTTATATGCAATGAGAGGGTTACTATCTCCGCAATGAGCTCTTCATTCATGTTTTCCTCGTACTCATTGAACCAGGAGTCCTCTCCAAGCGACACCATTGCCGTATCGGAAACACCGGTGACTCCCTGGTAATATATTGAAGCCTGTGTAAGCGAACTGTTCTTGGCTAATCTGCCTATACGCATTGCCGGGATGAGCCTGTTTTTAAGCTTTGCTCCTTTATTCAACTTCATCTCCTCCATGAAAATGTGCACTATGTTTGAGCCGGCGATTGATTCCTGCTGGTCGGTAGCAACCAGGCGTATATTGTGACCATTGGGAAAAAAGAACGTATGCTCAGGATGTTCCGGGGCATATCTGGGTTTTTGGAAATGTCTTGGCAGGTCTTTTTCGCCAATTACATAATCAATTCCCTCTCTCAATAGGGGTCTTTGTTCCTCTCCACGGGGCTCAGAATAAAATGCCAGGATGTTTGGCACCACGTTTGCCAGAAGGGCTACATAACTTTTGTGAGCAAGCACCGATGTTTCCCGAGGCAGGTCCTTGGCCACCGCTATTGTTCTCCTGCTGGTCACCCCTTCTGTCTTACCTGTGGCCCTGCCGGCTTCCACGATGACGGTATTGCAATCTACAATTTGAACCAGCATTTGCATGTTGTTCAGATACAGCTCTTCAAGAGAGTTATGTGAAATATCTTCATTCATCGTTTTCCTGTTCTTCGTAATCTACATCCGTTATTTCCGCTTCCCTGATTAGTCTTTTCTTCTCCTTGTCTGTAGTTTCAAGTGAATTGATCAGGTTGACATAAAATCCGTTCTCGTCTTTTCTCACAATATCATGGAGGCTCTTCTTTTCATATCCAAGATCCTGGTGTTTTATCTTGTTGGTAATTATGAATACCGGCACATCCCAGTCAGCCGGCTTAATTCTCTGGGCGGCTGTTGTACGGTACTCATGTGCTTTGTCATAACATCTTTTGGCAGCATTGATGTTATTCATTGCGATGCTCAGCCTTGCCAGGTCCTCCATCTTATCTGCATAGTAGTTATCCCACGCATCAACGGTTATACTGTCGTCGATGTGGAAGAAGTTCATTGCGTCATAATAGATATCCCTGGCGGTACTGAAATTGAGATCCTGAAACTGTTTTATCAATTCTCTTACTACCCTGGTCATGCTGGCCCCGACATGGTGCATGATGGACGGCACGGCATTGATGCGCAGGATATATGTCTGAAGGTCTTCGGATATGGCTGCGCTTTTCCGTGTCTTCAGGAAGTTCTGAAGAAGATCCGGCTGTATTTCATGAAGCTTCTCAAGTTTGTTCATATCCCAAATAATTCATTTTTAAGTTCCTCTATCACTCTTTCTTTCTGTCTGTCCCTATAGGCTTTTTCGGCATCCATGTCTCCTCCTTCAACTGCTTTCATAAGGGTTAGGTCCATGTCATATTCACCTGAGGCAACTCCCTGATCATATATCTTCCTCAAGGGGTGGTCATCTGTTTTTATGTCCACAAGGAACACTTCCCGATCTTCCTTATTCAGTCCAAGTAATATTGATATCCTGAATGGGGAATATTTGAGTTTTGCCCAGTTGCGAACCTTCACCAGAGTGATATTGTCATAGTCGGCCATTATGCATCATTTTAGCTGTTTCTTGAATAGTTCATCTGTTGGGTTATCTCTGTCATCAGGCTTAGTTTCTCTGTGTGTTTTTCGAGCTGTTTTTGCCATTTGTTCTTTTCTTCCGGCTTGGCCTTTTTTTTATTCATAAAGCTCTGGTATCGTGTTATGTTATTCGATACGTTTTTGTACTCGTCAAGGAATTCTTTTGGATCCCTCCTTATCATATTCATCAACTCCGTTCTGAGCGAATCTTTCTTAATGAGAGGGTGTTTATATAGAAATTTACCCGTTTTGTTAAATGATTCCAGTTCGATAAAGCAAAGCCTGTTCCTGATGCCAAGCTCTGCCATTTCAATGATATCATGTGGCTCCGGATTTTTTTCAAGCTCCTTATCAAGTTCGTACATCCTGCGATGGCTATAGATCCTGTCCGAATACAGCGTGTGTGCATCTCTGATCTCAGGGTTCTCAAGTTTTGTCCAATTGATGTTTGGATACTCTTCTTCTTTCGAGACTTTTTTTTTATGTCTTTTCCTGATTGGTCCTTGGACTTTGCTGTTACAGGTACCGGATTGTGAGGTTCTTCACTCATATTGCCCCGGTTCGATTCAATCGTTTGTTGGTCAACGTAGTCAAGTAGCACAAATACAATCTCAAAAGAGATGTTTGGCCGGGATGATGATGGCGATCTGATTATCAGCTCACTGGTGGGTAGGTACTTCTTCAGTAACGCCTTGTCTTGAGATAAAAACATATTGTTCTCAAGCTTTTTTGCAATTGCAGATTTTTCTCTGAATGTTAGATTCATGGCTTTCGGTTTTATGTTATTGCAATGCAAACTTATATTTGTATTTCTGTGATCCGAAGGACAAAAAAAGCCACCAATGAATCATTGGCAGCTCTTTCTCTCCACATACTTTTTTGCTATGCAGTCTGTACCCTTGACACTTCAACCAAGGTTTCAGAATCCAGGACTTTTAACGTCAGCCGGCTGCCTGCATTTCCTATCCAGGTTTCATCGTTTTTAAGGACAATGGCCGCTATCGATTCTATATTGGTAGGATTGGCTCCTCCAGAACCCAATATCTCAACAACACGTCCTTCATCTGCGGCTGCAAGACCGCTGATCGTCGCTATTGTTGCAGGTGCGGTATTTGCACCCGTAGTATATTGGGAAGCACCCGTAAAGGCTATGT